ACTATTGCTATGAGGAGAGTTGGTAAATGAGTGGATTTACAACATCAACTACTTTAAAAGAAATGATAAACAAGTTTCCAATGCGTAAAAGGAGAAGAAGTGGCAAAAAAAAGAAAAAGAAAAAGAGTAGCAAGAGATAAACAAACTGACTTGCCTAAAAAATATTTATCTGGTCTTAAAGGTAGTAAAAGATCAGAGAGAGCAAGTTTGATAAAAGCTATGTCTGAAGCGTACAAAAGAGGACAAAGAATACCAAAATCAATGTTTAGGGCGAGGGCAAGAAGTGGCTATTAGAAGAAAACCTTTATCTGCAAGAGTTGTTTCTATACTAAGAGCAAAAGCTAAAGGTAGAAAGAATATTACATTAGGTATGCTGAAAAAAGTATATCGTAGAGGTCAAGGTGCTTATTTATCATCTGGATCAAGACCACGAACATCAATGCAAAGTTGGTCGCTTGGTCGCGTAAATTCATTTTTGAGAGGGAGTAGAAAACACGATACTGATTTAAGAAGAAAAAAAAAAAGATGAGCAAAAATCCTAGAACTACTGGAGAACACATTGTTGCCTTATATGGACACATAAAAGGTTTAGCGAGAGAAATAACAATCATAAAAAAAAATCATTTAAAACACATGCACGATGATATTGAAAAAATAGATTCTAAATTTGATAAACTTACTTCTTGGATTATTTATGGAGTGGGTGTAGTTGCAATCGTATTCCTAACCCAAATACTTTACATTTTTTCTAAATAGTTATACAAGTCATACTTGTATGCCTAATAAAAAAATACTTGTTATTTCAGACTTACATATACCTTACCATCACAAAGATTCATTTAATTTTTTGAAAGAAATAAAAAAACAATTTAAACCAGATACAATTATAAACATTGGAGATAGTTTAGATTTTCACGCAATATCTATGCACGATTCAAATCCAGATTTATTTTCTGCTGGACATGAATTACAACAAGCTAGAAAATATGTAAAAGAATTAGAAAGTATATTTCCAAAAGTTACAGAAGTTGATAGCAATCATTCTAGTCTTGTTTATAGACGTGCATTGAAACATGGAATGAGCAAAGAATTTTTAAGAGATTATGGTGAGTTTTTAGGTACAAAAAAATGGAAATGGACAGATGATCTAACAATTACAATGTCTAATAAACAAAGATGTTTTTTTACACATGGAAGAAGTGCTGATATATTAAAGGTTTCACAAACAATGGGTATGAGTGCAGTTCAAGGTCATTATCACACTAAATTTGTTGTATCTTGGTGGGCAAATCCAGATAATTTATTTTTTGGTATGAATGTAGGTTGTTTGATAAATCAAAAATCAATGGCTTTTGCTTATGCTAAAAATTTTAAAACAAGGTTCATTTTGGGTTGTGGTATAATACTTAATGGAATACCAAGATTACTGCCAATGGTATTGAATAACAAAGGGGATTGGATAGGTAAAATTGTCTAGTTTAAAACGCCATAGAGCCACACAGAGAGCCATTGATAAACAAATAGGTGGTACACACTACAAAGGCAAAATACAACCGATAGAATTGATAGTTTCACATAATTTAGATTTTATAGATGGTAATATTGTAAAATATGCAGTGAGAAATAAAAAAGGCGAGAATCAAAAAGAAAAGTATGATAAAATTATACATTATTGCGAATTAGCAAAGGAGTTAAAATGTGGTTCACTTTAGGAAAACTTGCACTTAAAACTGGTGCTGAAATATATAAAAATAAAAAAAAAGCTAAATTGCTTGAAAGCGAAGCTGAAGTAAAACATTTGGAGAGGGCAGTAGCTGGAGAAGTAGAATTACAAAAAATTGTACATAAAAGACAAGAGTCAGATTTTAAAGATGAATTTTGTCTTATCTTATTAAGTTTGCCTCTGTTAATTTTAGCGTATTCTGTTTTTTTTGGAGATGCAGAATTGCAAGAACGAGTCGATTATTTTTTTATGAAATTTGAAAATCTTCCTTATTGGTATCAAGGTTTAGTAATAGGTGCATTTAGTACAATACTAGGTATTCGTGGTGTGAATACATTCAAAAAAAAATAATATCTATATCTATTAAATAATTGTATTAATGATTATGGATATTGATGCAGTTATTATAGAAGCAGAATTTGAAATAGAAAGCAAGTGGCGACCCTTTGGTCATTATATAAATTTAAGATTTATTGATGTTGTTCCTAACAAACCAAAATTAAATAACACTTTGTATGAATTAAGAAAACAAGAAGATATAGAGATTGTAAATTATCATTATACAGAAACTCCAATAACAAAAGACACAGATATAAAATATTTTGATGTAACTATAAACTAGGGTGGTACTAACAAAAGAGAGCATTAAAACGACCACCCTAGCAAATCACTAACTCTCGCTAATGACTTTATCTACTAACTGATAAATAAAAGGATCAATCCAATTTTTCGTTAGCAGAATCCTTTAAACCTTATTAGTCAAAGCTAAATCTCTTTTTAACTCTGATTGTTTCAAGCTGACATATCTATCAATGTTATTATATTTATATCTAGCTTTTACTAATTCTTTTTCAGCTTCGGCATATTGTATTACAATTTTTTTATACTCTGGGTCTATTCTTGCTTCATGTTCTGCTTCTGACATTGTTTTGACTAATTTTTTGTGTTTAATTACACAAGAAGAAAATGTACTTTTTCTGCCCTCATCTAAAATAATTACTTTCTTTTGCCATTCTGCCCAATCATTCGATGCTTTTTCTAATTTTATATATAATTGTTCGCTTAAATTCATTTTTTCTCCTTTAACATATATTTGAATGTAGAAGTCAATGGATCAAATTCTAATTTATCACAAGATATTAAAAATAAAGATACAAGTATAATTAATGCTATACTAAATCTTTTAAGATATTTGTTATGAATTGGTTTGCCAAATATTATCATGGGTATTGCAACATCTCCTCTGCTTCTTCTTCTAATTTTTTTATTTGTTGTTTTAAACTATGGTTTTCTTTTTTTAATTTATCTATAAAATTACTTTGATTTTTAAACTCCATATATAAAGCTTGTAGTTCTTCTGTCTTAAAAGCGAGATCACGTTTTAATTGTTCAATCTCGCTAATAAGTTTATTCATATTTAAAATGGTATCTCATCGTCCATATCAGACATTTTTTCTACTGGTAATGCATGATCTGGTGCGGCTGGTTGAGCCTCTGTCATTTGAACTTGTTTATATTGAGGCATTGTTTGACCAACTGGACGTAAACCATCAATAGGTTTTGGTGGTTGATTTTTTAAAGCACTAAAATAAAAAATAACTTTTCTTTTTTTTCCATTATCATACTTATTTGGATTATCTTCATAATCTTGTGTAGCAATTTTTAAATTAGCACCTTTATCAATCATTTCAACAATATGTGGACTATCTATCCATTGTTGGAATTGATAAGGACTTAATTTTTTTTTAGTTGTTTCATCATACATCATAACTTTGGATTTAGACTTGTAATCCCAACCTTTATTTCCTGTATTATCTAATATAACAGTAAGTTTATGTGTTATAAAGTCTTCATTGTTTGGTTTTTTGTATACCATTTTCGTTTTCCTTTCTCCATTTTTTTAAATTATCTTTAAAATCACTTTCAAGTTTATCCAAATAAAGCATAGCTTCAAAGCCTTTAAAATAAGAATCATCTAATTGTAAAACATACATAGATACCTTTTGATCTTTTTCTTTAGGTATATTTACAATAGCGAGTTTTTGTATTTTAAAGTCTGTTGTTTCTTCAATAAATCTTCTGTACATTTCGACTTGAATAGCTTGGTCAAAACTATAATCTCTGCTTGTTTTCCAATCAAGAACTGCATTTTGACCATTCCAAGACTTTTTTGTAACTATAACATCATTAGTTCCACAAAGATCAAATTTAGCACTATACAAAGGCAGTTCACTTTTTACTACTATAAATTTTTGTGCTTTCCAAAATCTTAACCATCTTTCGACCATATTTTTTAATGGTTGAGATGTTGGAATAGCTGGTTGTTTTTTACTTTTAAAATAAATATCAATCCAATCGTGAAGTTCACTTCCTATATCTTTACCAAACGATTCTTTTTTTTCTGCAATTTCTGTAACCCTACTAATAAAATCATTTATTTTATTTAATGGTTGGTTGTCTTCGAGCATTATTTGTTTTATCGCATCATATCTGTTTTGTTTATACCAATTTTGCAAATCAGGTCTTGTCCTTTTAGTTATGGTTGATGTTACACTTGATTTTGGTTTTTCATCAACGTAATATCTATATCTCTTTGCATTTGGGTCATACTTTATTTTATTACCAAATTTATTTTCCAGAAATTGTTTTGGCATTTTTCTCTCCTTTATATTGTTTTTTATTTTTAGCTTTAGAATTAATTATTGCACAATATTCATCTACTAAATATTCATGCGTAAATTTTTTTCTCTTGATCGTTCTATCCATAGCTTTGATCCTTTTATCTTGCCATGAGATTTGGTTAGGTTTTTCCATGCTCTCTCCTTTATAGTTTATAGATTATAGACACTAAATTTAGGTTCAGTATCGTCTTTTTTATTAAAATAATATTTATTAGAAAGTATAGTCAAATTTTTATCTAAAATTGGTTTGATCCAATAATAAAAAGGTACTCTAAAATATTGACTTAAAGCTAATAATCTTACTGGATTAGGTAAATTAGCACCTTTTTCGTACTTTTGGATTTGTTGAAACGTGACTCTGATAGCATTTGCAACTCTGGTCTGCGTTTTCTTGTTAATTAACCTAATCTTTTTCATTTGCAATCCAATGATATGATTAACGACTTTTTCGTTATGGTCATCGCTAATATTCCATTCTTCAAGCAAATTATTTATAGAAGTGTTTATTTCTTCTACATTATTATTTTTTTTCATAAAAACCCCATTCTTCCTTTTCTGTTTGTGGTAGTTGATTGAAAGATTGTCTAAAACATTGTTTGCATAATAAACAATCGCTGAACACAGAAGCTGATGAAAAAAACCATGCTAGTTTATCTGCATCAGTTCTGAAACATTTAGCACACATATAAGCTAAAATTTTTTTTTTAAGTGATGGTTTTGGCATATTTTTTGTCTATCGCTTTAGTTAAATCTTCATTATTTAAGTTATATTTTTTGTAAATTTTAGATAACCAATTAGAAAGATATTCTAATCTTGCATCATCTTTAGAAGTGTCAAAACCACATTCATCACTATACCAATATAATTTTTCTTCTTTTTTTTCTATTACAGATTTTAAATATAAATATTGATATTTTTGCTTTTTTTTCCAGTTACTATGACTTTTATCAATTAATTTAGTAAGCATTCTATCTTTAAAATTAATTATTTTTTGTTGTTTAGTTAAGCACACTATGACCTCTCTTTGTTAAACACTTTCTCATAATAGACTCATACTTTGTGTCCATTGTTGGACTCACAGACCAATACAAAATATTACTAATCATGTTTGTATTATTTTTTGCAATAGTCTGACAATGTTGAGTATCGTTTGTTATTTCTTTTGCTTGGTCAGTATCGAAAGTTCCGGATCGACCAGCAGTATCAATGATGGGTTTGTATGCACAAGCGTTAAGTAGAGTACAAACTATCCCTAGTGTTAGCATCGTTTTTTTCATATCTCTATCCTCTCTTTAAAGAACTGGTTGATGATATTTCATCATGTGCATTTTAAACTGCAAGTTCTTCTTTTTCTGCTTCAGCTTTGAAAGGCGAATCAACAAATCTTTTTCCTTTACTATTGTCTTGTCTAGCCTTTCTTGAACTTGAAACATCTTCTTTACGTTCATCTTTTTTATCCCTAATAAAAGCTTCAACATGATAACCATATATCAAAGCTTTATTATTAACAACATCTTGAAGTGTTGTATCTGGAGTTATTTCTCCAAATTCTTTTTTAAATTGTTCTTTCCAATCTTTAGACTTACATTTTAAGATTGATACTATCATTATGCTCTCTCCCAACTTGATTTAAAATTAATAAATGGTTTTACTTCAACTGTTTTTGAAGAACCAACTGTATGACCAATATTATGTCTTTTAGCTTTTTTTATAGCATCAACATAATTCATTCTTGGGCTACATCTATCTCCAATATTAAAGTTTAAACCTCTAGCTTTGAAAGGTCTTAAAGCAACTAACATAAATTGCTTATCGTTTTGTTTTTTCATTTTCTCTCCTTTTTTTAAATTAAACATACAGAAATACTACTAAATGGGTTGTATAATGCAAATGTTATTTTTGGCGTAAAATAAGGCTTTTTTAACTATTTTTACAACTAATATTTTAAAATTGCAAAAAAAAAACAAATCACTTATAAAATCGAATCAATAAAAGGTATGAAAAAAAAATAAAAAATGCTATTGAGAGATGTCGCAA